TACAAAGCGCTACCACCGAATCTTAGACGCCAACGGCTTCAGCACACGGTCATCCCTGACAAAGATGCCAGAACGTCCGCAGAAGGTTTGACCGGTACGCTATTGGCCGTGCAAGAGGCACTCAAGCATGTCCCGAATCCCGACCTCAGTTGGGATGATTGGAACCGCATCGGCATGGCGATCTACTGCGCGACCGAAGGCAAGGGCTTCATTGTCTTTGACCAATGGTCCCGCGACAGTGGCAAGTACAATCAAATCGAAACCCGTCAACGCTGGGATCATTACAGCAAGTCGCCGCCCTCGAAAATCGGAGCCGGCACACTCTACTACTACGCCCAGCAGAACGGCTGGGTTCCCGCTCCGCACATCAATCTCAATCCTGTCAAAGCCGTGCAGGTGGATTTAACGGGCATCGTTAATGTTAAGAAGCCCCCGCGCAGCACCAAAGAAAACTTCCCGCACGAATGGTTCGACAGCTCATCACTTGTGGGCCGCGTCACCCGCTGGATCTTAAGTAGTTCCATCCAACCTCAGCCCACCTTTGCACTCGTTAACACCTTGTGCATGTTCGGTGCACTCTTTGGGCGACGGTACGCCATGGCCCAGTTCAACACCCGTTGCAACGTGTTTGCGATCGCTGTCGCGACGCCTGGTGCAGGCAAGGACCATTCACGCCAGCAAGTGAAAAAGATTCTGGAAGTTTCAGGACTCAATGACTACATCTCTGGCGATCGCTTCTCATCGGGCGTAGCCATTCTTAGAACCCTGCACGACTTTCCCTCACGCATCTCTCACTTGGATGAAATGGGATTGTATCTGCAATCGCTCACCGCGAAGACCGCTGCCTCTCACCAGAAAGACATCATCAAAACCTTGCTTGAAATCTATAGCAGCAGTGGCGGAACGTATCACGGCCAAGAGTACGCCGATAACAAGGACCGCAAACGCTTTGACCTGAAGCAACCCAACTTTAATTTCTTTGGCACTACGACGCCTTCGTCGCTCACCAAAGCACTCAACTTTGAAATGCTGGACAACGGCACCATGAGCCGCATTCTGCTCGTGCCCGCCTTTGAAGATTATCCTGCTCGACAAGTGCCAGAACTCAATGACCCACCCGATGATTTGATTCGTGACATCACCGATGCCGTGTCAATCATGCCCGTAGGCATCGGAAACTTAGGAAACCTACAGCACGTTGCCAGCTCTGCCGTGGTGCCGATTACCGTGCGCTGGGAAGACAATGCGTTTGAAGAATACGAGAAGATGCTGGACTGGCAGATTGAGTCCGCTCGCAAGAAAGATTTTCTGTGGGTGCGGTACGCCGAGCTTGCGCTCAAAGTGGCCATGATCGAAGCCATCGCCCGAAAGCCAGAGACGCCCGTGGTTACGCTCGAAATTATGAGCATGGCCGGAAGTTTAGTACGCTGGTCATTCAACTACACCGCAGAGCTTCTCTACAAAGAAGTCGCTGAGAATGACATCGAGGCTGCGCACAAAAAGATTAAGCGCCTCATTCGGGAAGCCGGTGATGAAGGCGTAAGCACCACTCAGCTTGCCCGCTCATGCCAAGGCATGAAGTCACGCGATCGAAACGAGATTCTCCAGACGCTGCTGGAAGCCGGTGAAATCATCGAGGAAGTTATCAAAGCACAAGGCTCCGGTCGCGATCGCAAAGTCTACAAAGTGCGTAGATAAAAAAATGCCCGAGGAGCAGAACGCTCAACTCGGGCGAAAGGTCCGTGAGGACCAGGAGGTAACAACAATGAGCCTTTAGCTTACCAAGGTTTGGGCGGCGTATCAACGGCAGCTTCCGCTGCCAATGCCATATACGCTGTGGCGTCTATCCAGTTGTCCATATCGTGCCCCGTGTGCTCGCGGCAGAGCTTCAGGATGACCATAAAGGTCCACCCCTCTACATCGGTCAGCCCCTTGCCCGTGAGGGCGTTAAACACCCGCACCGTGCGCTCCATCGAACGCTCTTCACCCTTGTCACGCAAGGCCCCACGCTGCTTCATCACTTCGGCAGCGGTCTGTAAGATATCTTCTGCTTTAGTCATCGACACTCCAAGTTTCCGTTTGTCGTTTCAATTGGGGCCATGTGACATCACGAACGAATGACTTATCGTGCACCAGCACATGGTTCGTCGGCTGCGCAGTAAAGCGCCCGTTGTTCAGTTGAATGAAATAAAACTCTTTCGATTGCTCTGGCTCTAAGCTAAAGCCGTCCATCATCGGGATCGCAGTGAATAAATATTTCCCCTCGTGCTCGACGCCCGACCGTAATCGAACGGTGACAGGGACCGCTTCCAAAAAAGGATATTCCACTACGCTGAAATCATGTCCGTAACAATCCCACGTTTGCCCCTCGTCCATCCGCCAGAGCGGAGCGGTCGGCTTATGCGCCAACCGATGCAGCGGAACATTCCGATACACCGCGCCACATTCCAGCATCACATGACATCCCCACGTTCTCCCAGGATGACTTACTAAACCAAACCATGCGACCCGTTCCCAGCTCTCGTTGCCAAACGTATTGGGCTCTACTAAACAATATCGATGCCGAGGCAGCGGTCCTGCACCGCTATACATCATCGGTCTTGCCCTGCTTCATCCTGCGTCGAATCTCAACCATGCGCTTGTAGTGCTCAGGCGGTCTGCGTTTCTTCTCGCCCGTCGCCTTGCCTCCCTTTTTACCTAGCTCAGACATGTACTGTTTTAATTTATCGTCCATCTTTATTCCTAAGATATTCCAACTCTCGTCTCAGCGTCAGAATCTCCTGCTCCAATGTGTCAGCTTGTTTCAAAAAGTTATAAAACCGTAGGTCCTCTAACGCTTTCTGAACCGTCGTCGTTTGCGATTGCCCGTAGCCCCATGGCATCTTTTTCAACTCACGTTCCCAGCTCCCAGGCTCCGACTCGTTGTCAATAATCATCGCGTTCACTCCTCTTCAAATAAGTGATTGTTGATGACGTAAGCCTTCACAATATCTAGGACGCCCACAATTTCAGCCAAAGAAATCTGATTGTGGTACTCAGAAAGCACTTCATACACCTTGCCTGCCAGCTCTTCGTTCTTGGCAAACTTGGTATTGAAGTCCGGTCGAATCACGTTGTCATTCGCCATGGCCGCGCTCCCATTCAATGGCTTGAACCACCCGCTCTACTTGCGGAGCCCAGTCTGCCAGAATGTGCTCACGGTTAAAAATCTGTACCGATTCGTACCAATCGCTATAGCCTTGAGCGTCCTTGTTGCCCCAGTACCAGAGCTTGTTGGAATCCAACAGTTTCACATGCGCGCCACAGGCCCCCGCAATGTGCACGGTCGAGCTGCTGACGGACACAATCACATCACAGAGCACGCTCAAGGCAGCGAGGCCCTCCAAATCCTTCATCAGGTCGATGCCGCTATCGATGATGTCGTAGCCGGATTCTTTAATCTCCTGCTGCACCGCACCGTATTGCAGGTTCACAAACTTACAATTGGGCATCGCCAGAACCGGAGCCAAGTCCTTTAGCTTCATCGATTTGTGCGGGCCGATCTTCATCGCGCTCGATACCCACGAGAGCCCAATCACAAAGTCGTCGTTGGTCAACCCCAACTTCTCTTCTAATTCCCGCTCCCGATTGACATCTGGCTCCAAGTAAGAATGCATCGCATACTCACGAATGTCATCTTGGCTTTCGATAAAGCACCCACCCAACGACGCAAACGGAATGTGCGACTCGTGCTCGTTTGCAGGCACCTTATCCATGTTGGAAATAAACTGAATGTCCGGCATCGATCGCGAAAAGAGCGGAATCAATCGAGGGTCCACCATCGCCGTCACCTTGGAGCAGTAGTGACGTATCGTCGGCAGTAGCGAACCATAAATCACTTGGTCACCCACGCCCTGCTCGCCCCACACCAACACCGATTGATAACCCTCACCGATGCCCCACTTGGGCTTCGTCGTTTCTAGCGGGCGCGATTTAAATCGCGGGCTATTCCAGCGAACGTCATACAGCTTCCAGCCATCCACAAACTCATTCATCTGGAGCTTCATCAACCCGAGCACCCACCGCGCATTGGCATCGTCCGGAGCGACCTCGACCGCCTTTTCAAAAAGCGCCCGCGCTTCTTTCCAGCGCCCCATTTCCCAGTGCGCTGCGCCATGCTGGATGTAGACCGCGACCTTATCGGGCGCAAGTTGCGCTGCCCATTTGAAATCTTCCGTCGCCTCGTCGTACCGCTGCTGCTCGGCCTTACACACCGCTCGCCCAAAATAATCTTCGTAATCCTGGAAGTACTTCATCGCGATGCCGTAATACTTCTCAGCTTTACGGTGCTGGCCCATCATCTGATATAGCTTCGCTTTCGAGCGATAAAGCACCGTGAGCGACGGCTCAACATCTAACCCGTAGTCACACATGTCCACCGCATCTTGATAACGCTTCGCGTTAAACAAACGGTCCACGCTCTTCAAAATCTTTTTTTGCTCTTCGGTGTAGTTCATATCGAGGCCGCCACTCGGTTCCACTCGTTGGCATATTCCACATTCTTATAGTCCGCAAACCATGGACCCCCTCGTGTGAAGTGCACCGCCAGCGGATTCGGGCAATCATCCTTCGTGTGCCAGCCCTCTAAGTAATTCCACGCGCTCGGCAACGAGCCCATCACCCTGTCTTCTAACCACTCAAACCGATGCAAATACATCCCCGTCTGAGCATTAACCACGTTCGGTGTCAAGATCTTGACTTGCGGGTGAGCACAGTTGATAAACATGAATGAAGACCAGTTCTTTCGGGGGTATCGGTGCTGCGGTTGGTTGTCCATTTTGACCGTCTCAAGCGGCCAGTAGTCGTGCTTTACCACAAAGCACGCTTTTGCCCCGTCGGCGTAGTCAAGCAGTCCCGCAATGTCCCCCCTGAAAAGAAAATCGCAGTCTACAAATACCGCCCAGCCGGTGTAACCGGCCAAGTAGGGAGTCAGAAAGCGGGTAAAACTAAACTCCGTCGAAGACAACTGATCACGCTGCCTGGTGTACACACCCTGCCCCCGTAACTCAAACTGCTTGATGGGGCGAATGTCCACCGGAATGCTCGTGTGGTTCTCAATCGATCGCTTACACACTTGGTAAGCAATGTCCTCACGCGAGTCCCAGCCCACAAAGATTCGTAACGGCAACTCAGGCTGCATAGAACCACTCCTTACGGGCTGGGCCTTTGTAATGCAGGATATGCGGGACATCCCCCTCACGACGCTTGTCCGGCAAACACGCATATTGCGCTTCGCTAAACTCGCCCACCAAATACGGGTGCAACATGTGCGAGTACACCCTGAGTGCTTCTTGGTCGCCGTACCAAGTCCGACGCTCTTTGTCCATCAGCGTCATCAACATCGACATCGCATGCCACGGGTGATAGTCCTTCGTGACCGTCGCGCAAGCGAGATACGGAAACAATGTGCCAAGCGGAATGCCTGCCCATCGTCGAAACATCCCGCCCCGTTGCTCTCCATTAAAAGCAGCGTCCCGATCAAAGTCGCGCCGACAAAAAGCAATTTCCTTATCGCCCAATATCGCAGCCGGATCGACTGGCAACACAAAGAGCATATCGGTATCGATATACATCGCAGGCGATGTTAACCGTACCCGCGCAAAGGCCCGTAATCGCCACTCCATCAGCTCCTCAGCGTTGCCTTCGGAATAGCTCACATCGTCTACCCCTTCCGGAATAGCCGATTTAATCTCGGTACACATAATCACCCGCGAGTCCGGCATCACCGCTTTCAGCGATCGCACCATCTTCGCAGGCATCGAGACATCTTCCCCGACATGGAAAAATACAAACGTGCTCATTCGTTCGTCTCTTCGCGTACCTGAACCATGGCGTCGGCCACTTCGTAAGCGCGTCGGCTCAGTTGCCACACGTTAGGATCAGGGTCGTTGCCCGCCAGCATCCCCTGCATCGCAAAGGCCGCGAACATATCTCTTAAATCCGCTTCGTCATTCATGGCTCGTCCTCTTGATGAAGTTCTTTCAACACAATCAACCTGGACGTTGCCGATTGGTCAGCAAACTTAAGCAGGGCTTCTGAGCACGCTCGAATCGTTTGCTCCCGAATCAACACCGCGAGCTTGGCAATGATCTGCCCATTGTTGCGCTGCACGTTCTCAGCCGCTTGGTCGTACTCTTTTGCCAATCGCTCGACAAATTCCCAGTTAAAGATTTCTAGCTCCCCCTTTTCATTGATCTTGCACCAGACCTCTTCGGTCTGCTGAATCTCAGGGTGCTTCAAGTAATCAAACTCTTCGGTCATTCCGCTCTCCATTGCCTTTTTAAAATCCAGTCGTCCACCACACGCGCTACGATGCGATAGCCAAACTCATCACAGAGCCACTTCACCGCATCCCACTGCGCCCAGCGATCCTTAAAGTGCGCGTGCGGCTTTTGCTCGACCACTACCACGGCGTCGTTTCTCATCAAGGTGCGTTGCGCACCCTT